ATGTAATTTCCAAATGGATTTGTGAGCCACTGGGCCGCGTTATTGGTGGAGTATGAGGACACGAGGAGGGTTGCCGTCAGGGTGGTGTTGGATCCACCGGTTGCTGGAAGATTTATGCGAATATGAGGGTCATTGGTCGAAGCCGCGGGGGCGGTGGGCCAGGTCCAGTCGATTCCAGGGTTGTTGAGGGGCGGGAGACTGAGCTTGAGTGTCAAGCCTCGAATCAAGTCTCCTTTGGCGGGAATTCTACAAATGTTATTTTGACCATAATTTACTTTCTGTTCCAGAAATGGAATGTCATAAGCCTCCAGGACGAATGGTGTGTGCCGACGATAAACCCCTGCGAAATACGTCACCTGGGGCGACCCCGTGAGATAAGCATCTTGCTGACCAATTGCTGCCAGCTGGATATACCCAGCGGACATCTCTAATAAGTTCGCAGAACTTATTTACGCCCGAAGGGCGCCTGTAACACCCTTTCGGTCTTGATGCGCCCCAACCCCTTGTGAATTTTGCGTGAAAACAGCAGGATGACGCTTCAGCTGAGAAAATTCGATCCGTCGAAGATGGCAGACGACAAGGTTTGCGTCTTTATAGGAAAGCGAGGAACCGGAAAATCCACCCTCGTGACTGATATCCTGTGGCACAAGAAGCACATCTCAGCAGGAATCGCCATGTCGGGTACAGAGGAGGGCAACGGGTACTACAAACAGTTCATCCCGGACCTGTTCGTCTATGGTGACTATAACCGGGACGCCCTTGAAAAGATTATAGAGCGCCAAAAGAAGCTCTTGGCCGTCGGCAAGTGCCAACCCGTCTTTATACTTATGGACGACTGTATGTACGACCGATCCTTCATGAGGGACGTGTGCATCCGTCAGCTGTTCATGAACGGCCGCCACTGGAAGATCTTCTTCATGATGACGACCCAGTACTGCATGGACATGACGCCCATGATCCGCACCAACGTTGATTACGTTTTCGCCCTACGTGATAACGTACGGCAGAACCGTGAGAATCTCTACAAAGCATTTTTTGGAGTTTTCCCGACATTTGATCAGTTTTCGCAGGTTATGGACGCCTGCACGGAGAACTACGAGTGCCTGGTTCTCGACAACACGTCCAAGAGCAACCGCATAACCGACTGTGTGTTCTGGTACAAGGCTCCTATTCGCCGGAACTTTCGGGTCGGTTCTGCAGCGTTTTGGCAGTACCACCAGCGCCATTATAATCCTCGGGCGGTTCAGCAGGCGCCTCAGCCGCAGGCGCCCCGCCGAGGGGGGACGGTCATCGTGAAGAAGGCGCGTAGTTGATGAAACTTTCTTTTCCGATTCAAAATTAGATGCTTTCATACGATCCAAACGTTATAGACCTAGCAACCCCAATTCCAGTCGCTGACGCGGCCGTCGAGCAGCCCAAGACTGACAATAAACGCACGGTGCCAATTGGGCTTATTCGGGAAACCGAGCCTGAAAAAAACCTAGACGAATCTCAAATGGCCGAGTTTTCTTCTGCAATTGATGAGGTCATGCCAGGTCCAGGTCAGATGCTTCAGGATGAGGTGCAGGGTTCCCCATACGTCGAGGCGGCTCCCCAGAAAAAGGCCAAGTCCCCAAGCTCCAAGGGCTCATCCAAGAACCCCTTCGGGCTGACGGATGAGCAGTACTACGCAGCCCTGGCTGGCGTTGCCGCCGTCATCGCCTTCTCCAAGCCGGTTCAGGGCAAGCTGAGCACGATGGTGCCCAAGTTCCTGGCCGAGGGCGGTGGCCTGTCCCTGACGGGCATGGCGGTGTCGGCGCTCATCGCCGCCATCGTGTTCTACTTTGCTCGGCAGCTTCTGGCGGAGAAGGTCTAGAGGCCAGTGTGAAAAAAAAAGGCGTGTATAGTATGGCCTCACCAGGAACTCTGTTCAACAGTCCCGAGAATGTGCGTACGTCCCCAGGCAAGAAGCGTGTATTTCACGGAGGTCGCAACCTTACGTCCTTGCACGCAGCCCTGACCCGTGCCTCGGCCGCTCGTGCTGAAGAACGAAACCTTCATGCCCGGATGATGGAGGCTGGTGTGCAGAAGCGCGCAGCACATAACCGTGCACGAAAACTCGACAGCAAATTATTCAACTTTCGGTACAGTATGAAATGGACTCCGTCAGCATCAGAAGCCGCTGCCTTTCAGCAGAAAATTAATCAAGCCCAGAAAGAATTGAATGCAATCCTTCCAAATGTACGTAATGCCGAAAGAAAGAGTGAAAAACTTATCAAACAATGGGAAAAGGCTCAGAAGCATTACCACCAACTCGCTCGGCGCGTCGTCAATCGGAGTGGGTCCCGAACCTTTAACAACAGCCCTCTCACGCAGAGGGAATTGAATGCTGTTCGGGCCATGAGTAGAGTCATCAAGAACATGGCGTCGGTGCGCCGCACCGTGCGTCGTCTTCCGTTTGGGAACAATGTATCACATCAGATCATTCAATCAGCTGCTCGTCGTTGACTTTCAGCCGTCAAGCGCTGAGAGTCGCTACGCGACTGGTCTCAATCCCTCACCGTATCCCCACAGTACTTGCGCTCCCCAGACTTGATGTATAGCCCCTTGTCAATACACAGCTTCTTCAGCTTTTCGAAATTCTCCCAAAATTTAATCGAATGATCATATTCGGGAACCGTCATATGAGCCAATTCGTGAATCAAAACATATAAAGCTGAATTTACATCGTCTCCATCCAGGCAGATGTAAATTTCATACCCCTTGTTCACATTAGACCCGATGACCCCGTCCTTCTTCCCCCGGAGGCCCGTTATGATGGCCGGTTTCAGGACCGGAATCCACAGTGGGTCCCCAGTGGCTCTGAGCATATCCAGGATGGCCCAGTACTTGTGCTTGAGTTCCGAAAGCATTTTTGGTTCAGAATTAGTGACGAGGGCCCACACCATGGTCATGAACATGACGATGGCTGATATTATCCAGGGCCACATCTCTGCTATTACAAAAGACAAATTTTGTATATAAATCCGAAATTAGTCCTGTCGGCCTGGGCACCATTGGTTCCCACACAAGTCTGTCGAATCCCAGATTTTTCATATTTTCAATCAAAATTGGGCCGTCCAAGAGGGGCTCCTCCTTGGCCCCATCAGCATAGAAGGGCCCGTCCGACAGTCGAACTAGTAGGCGCTCCCCCTTGATACTGAATTCGTTCCCTAATTTATCTTTAAAATTTCCATTTTCATCAACCATGGACTCGGCCCGGGCCTTCTCGGGGGTGATGCCAATGAGGAGACCGTTGGGCTTCAGGGCCGACTTGAGAGCCTTGAGGGACTCGGTGAAGGTATTTTCATTTTCAAATATGTAGTGAAGGGAAAAGTTGTAGCAGATCACGTCATAGGGCCCTGCAGAGACTGCTTGACGGATATCACCCTGACCCAGAATCCAAACGTCAAACCCCATCTCTTTGGCCCGGCTCTCGGCCTCGGTGAGGGACTCGGCATCGGGGTCGATGGCCGCTACCCGAACGCCACAAGCGCTCCACTTCCACCAGTCGCCGCCCCGTCCGCACCCGCAGTCGAGAACGTACGAACGGGGCATGACCCATTTGTTGATGTGCTCCCTCTTGTAGTTGTTGTGAATTTTGCGAAGATCAACCATTACGCGTTATCTAACTTAAAAGAAAAGCACTCTTTACTTTTAAATGGGTTCTCTCGAGCAGGATTACCTGACTGTGCCAGGACAGCTTTTTGCGTGCATTTCATTTGTGGGGCCAGAGCAGCCCCAGAAGAATGAGCAGCTTGGTATGAAGATTCGTGGCTGCTTCCCTACACGTGATGAGGCGGCGAATCACGCCAAGCGTCTGCAGAAGGACGACGCGCTTGTGGATATTTACGTGGTGGATATGTACAAATGGCTGCTGATTCCACCCAAGCGTGAGGAGATTGAGGATGTGCATTACCAGAACGACAAGCTCGAGGAGATTATGCAAAACTACAAGAAGAGTCAGGCGGCTGCCGCGGCCATGTTCGAGAAGCGCAAGCGCGACATGACCGCCAAGCCAATTGAGGGCTCGGATACACCCTTCATCGAGCCAGGGGATGAGAACAGCAAGTACTACAGCAAGCCTGATGTGCCTCCAATTCCCCACCCAGCAGATCTGCTTGACGACCTGAAGAAGGAGTTCCCAGAGGCCTCGATGGAGGAGCTGGTGGCCAAGGCTGACATCCGCATCGCCGCCGAGATTGCGAAGCGCAAGGCGGCGGAGGAGGCGGCACTGAAGGCCAAGGCTGAAGAGGACGCCAAGACCCGCGAGCCGATCGTGGAGGAGGAGGAGGTTCCCGACGCCTAAAATATTGCGAAATACTAATAATGTTATTTAAACTTTTAGGGCTGGTGCTGATTTTGGGACTGCTGTGGATGGCCTACACGCGGTTCCCTCCAGCGCCGGCCAGAATATCCCGAACTGTTCCTGCTTATGATAACCAGTTCGAGGTATTCCGTGATATGGAGCCCGCAGACCAGACTCGTGAGAATCCGTGGTTGGGCTTTATCCAGGAAGATGTGAGAAAGAATAGAACAGGGCCCATTGGAGATTTTGTGGGCGCTGATTCACCATCTGGAAGTGCTGTTTTATACGCGGTGACCTGACTACTTGCCCGACTGAATAACAATTGGGCGCATACTGATAATAATAGTTCCAATAACAATACCAATTAGAATGAGACCTACTGGATTGATCGACTTGAGGAAGTCCAGTGGGTCCTTTTGATCAACCTCTCGGTGCTGGACGTGAAAAACGCGGTCATTTTGGGGCTCTGGCCACGCATCACTTTCGGGCTGCGGGGCGTTTCTTGACTGGGACTGGGCGTCGCTTGTCAGGAACGGAAGGTTTTCCATCGTCGTCACTATCTTCAGAGTCGCTCTCGCTTTTATCTGCCACAACAAATCCATCTAAGTTGCCGTCATCATCGGCGTCGTCCTCGGCATCCTCCTCTGAAGAATCATACGACACCTCTGAAGAGACTTCGGAGGATTCATTAGAGTCGTAATCCTCGTCGGCGTAGTCGTCCTCGACCTGCTCCACCGGCTCGTAACGAACAGGGGGGCGGGACACGCGTCCCGAGCGAGTTCTGGACTCAGGAATCTGAGCGGAGTCTTGGGAAGGGGCCGTCTGGTCGGGCATCTGGATAGTCCATGAGCGATTCGTTTAAGTACTTGGGGAAGAACTGTATTCCCTTTGAAATTGCATTTTGGTTGATTATAAATTCACCCTCATAAGCGAGCTCCCGGGCTATTCCGTCGAGTTCCTCCTGGTGTTCGGCATCATCCGCACGTCTGATGCCGAGACCCAAATCGCGCACGCTCTCTTCCGCCGTGTAGAGCGCTTTGGCCGCCTCATCCAGACGGTCCGTCGAAGCCAACTGTTCGAACTCTTGGATGTTGCTCAAAAATCTTTCCCAGCTCTCGGGGTCCAGACCCGAGTACGGATGGACCCTTTCCTTGTATTTTTTGAAACGGGCCGCTGGGCCCATCGGGAAGAAGATCCATAAGAAAGCCACAAGAAGGACTACCCACAATAGCAACATCATTGAGTTGCTCTACTATTGATGGCGAAAGAATATGTTCCTGACCCTTGAACTCGCGACACTCGTCATCGAAACACATCTGACAAATACGCCCAGAATTGATCGAGAACCATATATGATTCGACTGATGTTCCCTCTTGATCCGTTCGCAGTACTTCGAGTCGGTCTGAGCATACCAACTAGCCACGTCACGGCGGCACACCTTCTTGACTCTGGACCTCCCCTGGCCTTCTAGCTTTTTGCGTATAAACTCCTCGAGAGGTCCGCTGTCCGTCAGGACTTCCGTGACCCGCGTCTCTTCTGGAATTCTGACTGCAAATAGGTCGAGAATATCAACGTTCGGCGTCTTGGAAAACTCCCGTCCCGTGTCCAACTCGCGCCATGGAACGTAGGGATCACCCGTCGGTTTCTTGTGGGACCAGAGCATTCGAAGTCCTGACCCACCATACACTGCAGCATCCACCACCTTGTCCCAATCAAAAGCAAAGTCGGCCGTCAGACTCATGACTATTTTTGTTCTAAAATTGAGGGCCTGGGTCCTGGTCACGATGAGGTCCGGCCAGTGAATATGGACCCCAGATTTTATGAGCCCATCTGCAATGGGCCGGGGGCGGGCCCTGGCGATGAGGCACCTGGACCTGGAGTCTAGGGCATTGTGAATTATGGAACAAAATTGGAGAAGATCGGCATCTGCCAACTTCTCCGGAGCCTTGTAGTCGAGGTCCACGAAGAACTTGAAACGGTCCGTCTTTTGCTCGACCACGTACAATTTAGTTCCTGAATTGATCGTATCCACACAGGCTTGGTAAAAATCCCGCGTCTCCTCTGTGGGTACGAAAAGGATCCCACCGTCCATGAGGACGTGGGTTGCGGGTCCGTTCGGAACCCTCCATCGTTCAATTGTCATTGGTAATTAAGCACTTAAATTCTCTAAGAGTCCTCCTCATCTGAATCACCTATTAAAAATGACCAGAAGGGTCTGACCTTGACCTTTTTATCAGGCGGCTTTTCGATGGGTGCAACCTCCTCCTCAGGTGCCACCACCTGCACCGCAGCCTCCTCGGCCTCTTGCTCGAGCTTTTCAATTTCATAACACAATTTGCGGAGGGTCATATCCTGCGCAAGTTGTTTTGGGTCCTCACCCTGACCACGCATGGTCGCCAGGATCGTGGCAAACTCAATCTTGGATCGGGTCATCTCTAGTAAGTCCGTAGGACTTATTTACTATGCGTCAAGCGCGCAAATTAAAAGGCGTCTTGGGTTGGGTGATCGCCTGTTGGAACTCTGGATTTCCGATAACGTGCTGACGTATCATCGGCCAGAGGTTGGGTAATTTTGAAATGGAATCAAGACTTTCGAATTTACAATCATCATTTTCATCATAATTCTTCCTGAAGGGGACGGTGTTGGATTCCATTTTGGATTTCTCCTCTGAAAAGCGTCTCACGACATGCCGGTGCTCGATGGGCGTCATGGGCAGATGGAACACATAGACGTGGTAGTGATTCACCACATCCACACCATCCTCCACGTCCCTGGGTTCGGGCGTATCAGTCGAAAACTTGAAGTAGGCGTATGAGCCTCTCTTCAGGTTTATGAGTCCGCGTGTTTCTTCTTCGAGTTCTCGCACTGCACATCGCAGTGGGTTATAGATCTCGCGTCGGCGACACCCGCCGGTGACGAAGGTCCATTCACGGTACCTACGGTCATGAACAATCAGAAAGTGTGGGACGTCATTCACCGTGCTTACGGGAATTGCGATCGCCTTGTGCCTCTCGCGAGGGCTCCGGGGCGTCGCCATGGCGATCCCTCTCTGATATTTCCTGACCAAAAAAGTCCCCGAGATTTCCCGTACGCGGGTTATAAGTAATCAAAAACAAGAGCCCAAACAAAAGGACCCAATGCCAAAGTTGCATTTAATTTTAAGGTTGAATTTAGTTTGCGTATAAGACCGAGCCGAGACCGTTCTGGATGCGCAGCACGTTGTAGTTCACGGCGTACAGGTACGTGCTCTTGATCAGGGCACTGATGGTAATGGTGGGTGGCACGACGACGCGGTACGTGTCCAGGCGAGAGAAGTTCAGGGTGCCAGTGGGCTGGAGCTTGGAGGTGTCCAGGCAGTAGCTGATGATGCCCACATTGGCAGTACCCGAGTTGACACCGTTGGGGATGTAGCCGAATGGCGTGTTGTAGTACTGGGGCAGATCCACAAAGGCTGGCAGGTGGCGGAACTCGCCGATATCCACACCGTTCACCTGGGTCTTGATCATGTGATCCTTGACCAGGGCCGAGTTCGTGCCATCGCTGCCATACGTCTGGGCGTAGCTGTTGCTGGTGAAGGCGATGAACTTGACGGGCTGGGCCAGTGCCAGCTCCTGCATCGTCTGGGAGCCCAGCACGATGGTACGCTGGACCTGGGTAATCAGCAGATCCTGTGGCGTGTTGGCGAAGTAGTCGCGCTCGGCCTGGTCCAGGTAGGTGAAGTTAGCCCAGCAGGCGTACTGGAGTCTGTTGTAGTTGGTGGCTCCGGCGGCGGCGTTGAAGCCGGTCGAGGCGCCCAGGTTGCCCGACCACGTGATGCGCAGCTCCACATCGTGGAACTGCAGCGCCACCAGGGGCAGGGACACCGACCAGTCCTTGTTGAAGAAGAACTTCATAGGGTAAAACACATTGACGGTGTTGGAGGGATCGACGTTGTCGCCCGTCTGCTCCAGAAGGGCACGCTGGCTGTAGTTCTGGGCGCCGGTCACTGGCTCGATGGAGGTGGAATACACGACGTCCTGGGTGTCAACCACCTGGCCGCCGATCATGAACTCGATCTTGTCAATAACCTTGGTCCAATCAACGATTGGAACCATAGAACCGTTGCCGTCGCGAGCCGTCAGATACACGTAGTTGACCAGGTCACCCTTCTTCTCGAAACGGATGGTCGAGATACCGCCGGCGATGGGTGCGCCCTGGATCACCTGACGCTCCACTGAGCTGGCGTAGTGGGTGTAACGCCGGTAGTTGGAGCGGAAAAAGGAGACCTCGGGCTTGCCCGTCAGCCAAGCGTCCTGAGCACCAGTTGCGACAAGTTGAACGATACCACCGCTCATTTTAAAACTAGTCTATATTTTTTTACACCGCAGCCAACGGAGGAAGGGCAATCGGATTCTTCTCGAGCTGCTGAATCGCCACGTCAAGGCACTTGGGTGACGCCAGTGGGTTGGCATTGCCCTTTTTCTCGTCAAACTTGTAAAACTGCGGGCCAACGTAGTTCTGGAAGCGGCCCGCATCCCCATGCTGAATAGGGAAGGGTCTGGACTCGGCCCGGAGATTCGACATGGCGCCACCCTGGTTGATTGGATCCTCACGAACGTTCATGCCACCTGCGTTTCCTGGGCGATCTGGGTTGGAACGGTTCGCGCTGTACCGCGTGAGAGCCTTGTCAGTGTAGGCGTGCTCACCACCCTCGGCGTAGGGCTGTGACACATTGTACTGGGCGGGACCCATAGAGAGCGTGTCGGTGCGCGTCGTCTGCTCGTCGCGCATGGTCGTGCGGCGCGTCTTGAGGAAGTCTGGACGGCCCTCTGCACCGGTCACCATACCGCCCTGACCCTGAGCACGGTTCTTGGCTGGTGGGCGGTACCACGCCTTGGTCTCCTTGGCTTGGTGAGTCACCTCGCCGATGCCACCTGCGCCGCCCGACTTGATGAATGAGTCTGCTGGACCAGTGCGACCCTCGAGCGTTGTGAGGCGCTCCTCATTGACGTTGTTGGGCAACACACGGAAGTACTGGTGGAAACCACCGGCAGCGGCGACATTTGATCCGACACCCAGACCTGGACCCACACGCCGGCGCTCAATTGGCTGCAGATTGTTCATTTTGTTCGTCACATACTGACGGTTGTACAGGTCATAAACGGGCTGGCCGTATGGGATGCGGCCAGCGTCTGGAGCCATGTCCTGGAGGCTGGCAATCTCGTTCTTGGGCTGGAGACGCCAGTCACCGATGCGACGTCCGAGATCTGGGGTCGTCACCTTGAGGTCGAAGAAGTCCTTGGAGTGATCGCGAGCATTTGCTGCGAGATCAACATCACGGCGGGTAATTGGTCTAGTGGTTGGCAGGGGTTTGCGTCCCTCGGGCTCCTCCTGCCCATCTGAGAGACGCTTTCCGGCAAACACAAGACCCACGACGGCTGCTAGGGCCAACGGGTCCATATTAGTATTTACTTAGGATTTATTTTACTTCTGATTTCCATAACGCTGGGCGAAGCGATTGTTCTGATCATCGACATACGTGCTGACGGGATTCCACGACATGACGCGCTGTGGGATGGTGACGTAGCTATTGGGGAAGTCGTAGCTCTGCTCGGACCAGTTCTTCTTCCAGGACGTCGTGGTCTGCTCACGCAGCCAAGAGCTCGTCATGGCCAGGTCCTCGAGCACCACGGTTGCTGGGCCCATGTGAACGTTGGGCTGAAGAATAAGGGGTGCCGCATCAAGACGTGGCATTATTAATTTTAGTAAGGAAAAAAAGACGGCTCTCACGACCCATAGCCGCCACCATTTCCTGCGCGCATCTGGGTGCGCTCTGGGAAGTGGAACTGGAAGTTATCTGGGTCGCAAGCCCGGCCACCCTGGTCCTTGCACATTGGCGCGAACTGCTTGCCATAGGCGGCGGTGGCGAACGCATTCTGGTCATTTGGAATTGTCGTGGCCGCCACGGTGTAAAAGTTGCGCTCCGCGTCACGGACCCGCTCGAAAGGGTGGATGGTGCTCCACGCCGCCTGGACATCGCCACGGACGCTGGGATACCACGCGGCCGGGGGGCGATCTGGATTCTCAGTGTATTCGCTCATGAGAACGTTGCCCATGGGATTATCGACCGTGGGCAGGGTCACCTCATTGCGGAGCAGGCTGGCCACGCGCCCATCAGCCGTCGTAGGGCGCAGCAAACCGTCAGAAATCAGGTTGGAATATAACATATAATAAAGGACGCCAAGGGCGAGAGCACCGAGCGCAAACACCCGCGGGTCCCGGTTAAGAAGGTACACGATAACGGCTGCGTAAATAATAAACCGAGCCGTCGCCAGAACGCGCTCGTTCGCAGACTGCTTGGCGGTCGGCCAGAAATTCAGCAACTCTGAAGTTTTAAAAATATCCTTCACGTCCATTCTGCTATCTACTGAGAAATCTTTTTGTTGCCCTTGCGCTTGTTATTGCCCCTGGGGGTCTGTGGAGGAGGGCCGCCGAGCAGAGCCGCGAATGGATTGTTGCCGCCACTGCTCATCATCTGTGAAAGCATGCTATTCACACCCGACATCAGCGACGCCTCGTCAATGGCGCCGTTCTGTCCTGGCTTCATATTCTTGGCGCAATTCTCGGCGGCCGACTCGATCATGCTGAGCGTCTCGGGAGGGAACATGTTGATCGTCGTCCCGAGCATGTACAGCGTCTGGTAATACTGCCAAATCGCCGCCTTGGTGTTCTCGGTGCAATCCTCCGTCTTCCAGATGGTGTGCAGGTTCAGGTTGCTGACCACTGGATTGGACTCGATGAAAAACTCGGCATCGTTCTTGCTCATCATGTGCGCTGCGAATGGTGCCATGTCGGCCATGAAGCGATCGAAAACAGCACGGGTTCGAGGCGCCGCCTGGGCCTCCTTGATTTTGGGCTCATCGGGGAAGGTCTGCGCGAGCTCACCGAGGAACTGACCCATCATCTCGTGAAACGCAGAAATGGTGGTCATTTACATGTAAAGAATTTTAGTTCCTTAATTGAATTTAGAATGGTTCTTTCATTATGGGCTCGTGAGAACCCTGCCCCTGACTGACGATGAAGTATACGAGGAGCGCGACGAGAAAGGCCGTCTTGAAATACTCCGAGTTCTTGACCTTGCCTTCGTTGTTCATCTTGGCCTTGACGAACACGTAACCCATGGTCGCGGCTCCTGCAATGATGGCGGCGCTAAAGGGCTCCTTGAAATAGTGCTCCATTTCTATTCCTTCGCAATATCTTATTCAGGCACTTTACGCGCCGAGTTTCTGAATCTGGGCGGGTGCGTCGTCAAACAGCGTCTGCTCTGGAACTTTCGGTTCCTCGTTCGCGGGCGTCGCCCCTGGCACTTCTGGGGGCGTCAGGGTGTTGTTCGCGGTCACCATGGTGTCGACGCCCCCTGGAGTCTTGCCAATCTCCATGCCCGCCGTGCCGGCCGCATCGTTGTTCGTCGGGAGAGCCTCCATTTCATCATCGATTTCGGGGACGTCATCCTCCATCTCGGGATCCTCGTCCTCATGATCCATGTCGAGTTCCTCACCGGCTGCGGGCAGGGGCAGATACGTGTTGAGAATCTCGGCAGTCGGCACGAGGTCCTCGATGATGATGCAAATGTGCTTGTGGAATCTGCGGTGCAGATCCTCGTTGCGCTCCATCTCGGAGTTGGTTTCGGTTATGATAAAGGGGCTCTCGTACAGGTCCTTGGCGCAAGCCTCGTAGCATCGCTGCACGAACACGTCATTGGCTGGGAGCTTGATGCTAATCTTCTTGGACTTTTTGTCGGTTCTGATTGCGCTCAGAATCTTGACGTGGATGACGAACACGGCCGCCAAGAGGTTGGGGAACAGGGGCTGGTTCTTGATAATGGCCTCCGTATTTTTGAGTGAAATTGAAGAGTTCCAGGTCTTGACGCCCCGGAGGAGCTCCTGAAAGACCCGCGTGGTATTCTTGCCCTGGGACTCCTTCTTGGCCTCGAGCCAAATTTCCCAGAAGGCCTCGATCATCGGTGGGATCATGGCGTCACACAGCTTCTTGGTGAATCGGCGCTCGGACTCGTTCAGGAGATCCATTCGTTAATACATTCGAAGAATTATTAACTGGTTAATTGACGTACACGCCATCATGGAGTTTTTTCAAATAAGTGAGTTCATATTCAAGTTGATGGATCCTGTTCAATAACTCGGCCTCGATAGCCTCCTTGTGTATTATTCGCCTCTTGAGGCGCTCAATTTCATTCTCAAATTCCTTTGACCGGACCTTGTCCTTCTTCTGGTCCTGCTGGGCCTCCCAGGTCTTGTGCAGCTTGGTCTTTTTATGGGCCGCGAGTGAAATCTCATTTTTATATGAAAATGTAGGACGACAAGGACACGTCAGCTGTACTGACAGCTCCATAATTTTAAAATAAAATTCATCTTTATTTCACTTTGATTATATTCAACTTCTGCACGGCCCTTAAAAAAATATTGGATAGAATTAAATGCACGATTTAGAACGCTACCTTCTCTGGGGAGCCGTCATTGTCCTCTTCGTTCTGTACCTGTGGCCCAGAACCGCCGGTTATACATCCGAGCCCAATTCCATAACAAAACTCGCGGAGTTTTCACTTTTGAATGACGACATAAAGCGCCTTTACAATGATCAGATTCTGCGGGGCCTCAAGGCGTGGGCGCCAACCTTCAACAAGTGGTGGACCGACATTCCAGCGGACGCCAAGGCTCAGTTAATCGGTGACTTTAAGCGGGCGGCGGATGTGCAGGTGACCAATGCCGGCAGTGCCAAGATGACGAACGGTCTCGAAGTTCTGAGACGGGTCACGAACCCCCCTCCTCCGCCGCCGTCGTCCGGCAACGCCACGTCGACTTCTACATACACGGTCCAGCCATTTATGCCAATGGTCTCGGGATTCAGCCTGCAGGATGCCCTCAACAAGGCCAATAATGCCACTAAAATTTAATTTCACTTCTTTTTCGTAATGCGCAGCTTCTGGGCCGTCTTTTGTAGATTCACCAGACTGGGCAGGAAGGTTCCTGGATCGGCCACCTCCGCCTCCTGTTCCTCCTCGATGCGCGTGTGTTTCCATTCCACCTTCATATCCAAAGGTCCTATAAGTGCCACTTTATACCCGAGGCGCGTAAGCTGGCGCGCCATATACACTACCGTGGTGGGCAGGTCGTACTTGGGGTACCCCACTAAAAATGGAGGGACGGACACGAGCGCTTGACGGTGCCCAAGCTCGACAGAAGAACGAATTTTACGACAAAATTGCTCGAGTAAAGCTTTGTAATACTCCTTTTTGACGTCGGCTCTCTTCTTCTCTCGGGCCAAGATATCCTTGGCTGAGGATATATTTTCCATCTATAATTTCAATATCTTTTTGACCTACGAGGCTGCCGCAGGCGCGGGGGTGCTCGCCAGACCAGGCACCCCCTGCTTGGCCGACTGTTTCAACGCATCCTGAAGCTGACGGTTCAGGTTCTCCTCAATGGTGTCGTACGACTGGTACGTGTCGGGCACGTAGCCTGGGTTCTGCGCATCACCCGCCACCGCCGTCTCGGACTTGGAGAGGATCTGGACGGACCCGTCATCGCCCACCTTGGCCTTGACGTCGTACTGCGTCCCGAAATAGCCGTCGGTATTAAAGAACATGAAGCGTGCATCATAGGCGCCCGCCTCCCCAGCGTTCTTGATGTACAGCGTCTCTATGGGGTGGATGGTCGCAGCCGTCTGCTGGACCTTTTCGAGGATGACTTGCGTCACGTCAGGCGAGACGGGGGCATCGGTAGGGACCTTGGGCTCGATCGTGGCGGTGTCGTACCGCACCGTCTGCCGGCCATTCCAAACGAGGAAGAGGATTGCTGCGACCAATATCAGTATGATCAGGTCCTTCATTAATGTTAGGTGCGAAAAAAGATTGGTCAAAAAAACTCTATAAATTTAAATGGCCTTGCTGGTCTATTCCGAAAAGTGCAAGTGGTCGCAGGAGATCCTGTTATACATCAAGACGCAACCGGCCCTTCTTGAAATCGTCAGATTTTGGAACATAAATACCCAGGGCATTCCATCAGCTAAAATTACGCGAGTACCCACCCTCGTGACGAACGACGGCAAGATGTGCGTCGGCAAGGAGGTCAAGGCGTGGCTGGAATCCATGGTCCCCTGCGACTTTGAGTGCTGGGAGACCGCCGGGGGGTGTGCGAACCTGGATGGGACCGAGGAGCCTGGCTTTTTTGAAATCGACAGATACGGAGAGTCCCTCCAGCCCCGTCTCACACCTGAACTCGAGGCGCGCATAGGTGGGGACGTGCAGGATGCGTACCAGCAAGCAGGCCAAAGAACTTAGAGAAAAAACGCACTTTTTCCAAAAGGATGCACCTGAAGACTATTCAGGCTGCAGCCCTCAAATCGGTCTTTGAGGTCCTTAAAGACATCATCAACGATGTGAATGTGTATTTCACCGCAAAGGGGATCCATATTCTCACCCTTGATACCGCCCGTGTGACCCTGGTTCATATGAACCTCGGATCGGAGAATTTCGAAGAGTACGAATGCCCCGCTGATGTGTCGGCCGGCCTGAACATGGCGAATGTCTACAAGCTCCTCAAGTCTGTGTCTAGCCAGGACACTTTGGACATGCGGATCGTGGGTCGCGACTATATGGATCTTCTCATCGAGAATCCAGTCAAAAAGTCGGCCACTAAATTTAGACTGAAATTACTTGACATCAACGAGGACATCATCGAGTTCCCGGACATTGCCATGAATGTCGTTACCACCTTGCCATCAGTGGACTTCCAACGGATAACTCGTGACATGGGTAACCTGGCAGTCGAGATGGAGATTATCCGTGAAGATCAGAAGCTCATCATGAGCTGCAAGGGCGACTTTGCTGACCAGACGACGGTCATCGAGTTTCCGGACCCCCCAGTCAAGCGTACTGGTAATATTTTTAGTCTAAAATATATCAACCTTTTCACCAAGGCGACCAACATGTGTTCGAGTGTCCAGCTCATGCAGGACTCGGAGAATGAGAACATGCCAATTATATTTAGATATACAATTGCAAATTTGGGAGATTTGAAGTTCTATTTAGCACCAAAAATTGATTCTTAAAACTTAAGGACCTATCATAGTAATGGAGGCCAGATTCAATACCCGAATAAATGAATGCAAGACGGAGGCCGAACTGGCCGAGTATCTGCTGGACTGCGTTCCCATTATTAAAGAATACACGTCAGAAGCCATCGAAACGGTGACGACCCAGAATGTGGTCGGCTTCAAGGTGGCTACTCGCAAGGGTGTTCAGCGTCAGGATATATACAAGCGGTATCTGAACGAGGTCGAGGGGCAGTATGACGTCATCCCTAAACCACAGGAGGAGCACCTGAAGCCGTGCAAGGGCTGTGGCGCCATGTACACTCGGGTGTTCGATGAGGTCCAGAGCGAGGACGTGTGTTCGAACTGTGGCGCCACTGAATTTGTGCTTGGAAATGAGCTGGGATTCAAGGAGGAGCAGGAAATTGAGAAGAACGTGGTGTATTCGTACAAAAGGGAGAACCACTTCAACGAGTGGATCAGCCAGTTCCAAGCCAAGGAATCCACGAGCGTTCCGGATATTGTTGTTAATCAATTACGTTCAGAATTTAAGAAGCAAAAGATTAAGGACCTTTCTGAGATTACTCATGAAAAGGTCAAGGGTCTCCTAAAGAAACTAAATTGGGCCAAATACTATGAACATGTTCCTTACATCGCGACCATTCTCAACGGCATCCAGCCACCCACAATGCCCCAAGCTTTGGAGGACCGCCTCCGGCTTATGTTCCACAAAATACAAGCCCCCTTTGAGAAACATAAACCGGCCAACCGAAAAAACTTTTTGAGTTATAGTTTTTGTCTTTATAAAATGTGTGAATTGCTCGGGGAGGACGAGTACCTACCATGTTTCCCACTTCTCAAATCCAAAGAGAAACTCTACATACAGGATCAAATTTGGGAGAAAATATGCAATGAATTACGATGGGAGTTCATAAAAACGACATAAAAGTTTTCTTACATATATGATAAATGAGTCAGGAAACCAAAACATGTTCACAGAATGCAATATGTCGAACGGGCCCAATGCCAATTGCTCAATTCATTAATGAATTTGGTCGAGAGTGTAAAACTTGCCCAGGATGCCGAGAGAAATCACGGATTAAAAGTGCCGATCCCAACAATAGACTGAGACATAAGAAGTGGTTAGAGAAACAAGATAAAGAAAAACTGAAAGAATATGCTCGAGTTCACACCAAGAACTTCAGGGCTCGGCAGCTGGAGAAGGATCCCATGACGTATCGCAAGATTGCAGCTGAAAATCAAAGGAGAAATAAAAACACTAAACTAACGAGCTACAAGACGCGTGCACGAGAGAGGGATATTTCATGGGAGTTGGCTGATAATGAGGCGAGGGAATTTTTCACCAAGCCATGCGTGTGGTGTGGGTTCTTGAAAGATGGAGTCCTAAACGGAATTGATAGATTAGATTCTACTCGCGGATATACGATGGAAAATTGCGCATCTTGCTGTGCCAACTGTAATCACATGAAGGGTTGCTTCGACCCTATCACGTTTATCGAGAGATGCAAAGCTATATTAGAGTATGTTGAGACTAATCCACCTATACTCCCTGAAAATATCCCAAGGTGTGGAAATAACTATAACAAACTAGACGTTGATAATCAAGTCTAACAATCAATAGGATCCAGAGTGGGCGCCAGAGGCTTCTCACGAATTATGGTTTCAAATTCAAGAGAGCCGGTCTTGTCCGGAAAGTTGATGAGGTATCCCGTCTCGAGGTTCAGAAGCTTGAGATAATTCCGGGTCTGAATTCGGTACTGCTCGTTGAGCTTGCTTACCGACTTGAGCTCCACGACCACCTTGCGGTCAATGATGAGGTCAGCCCGGACGTTGCCCACGTTCTGACCGTCGTAGAAGACGGGGATGATCCGCTCCGTCTCGTAGTTGATGAGACGGTTCCGGAGAGCCACCTCGAAGGCGCAGTGGTACACGGACTCGCTGTAGCCCGGCCCGAGGGACGCCCAGATGTCGCGGGCGATTTCCTGAAGGGTCGGCTCCATATTAAAATTGGATGTGAATAGGGATGCTCTGGTTGGGGCACTTGGCGACAACAAGACTCTACTTTGGCAGTTTGAGTTTGGAAGATGCATTCTGGTCGATCGCACCTGACCTTCCCATGGCACTTTTTTTATCACCCGGTGGGGCGTTCGTGGATCCGAACACGCCGTGGCGGGTGATAAAAAACTGGTACTCATATACATGGTTTTATAAGTTTCCCCATTCTTTATGGTTCTTAATTTTGATACAAAATTCAAGGGCCCGGAAGATTTATGCTTTTCATATACTCATGGATCTGTTGAGTCATACAGGTGAATGGTCTATTGAACCTTTTTATCCAATGGGTCCGGCTATTCACGGGATCTGGGATCCTGTGGGGTGGGTTTAGTTGCTCAAGATGATGAGTTAATTGAGTTTTAGTTTAGGGCTTTTTATGCGGAACAATGGGCTCCGACGCCTATGATTTTTATTGGCACTCTGAAAAGCCGCTGCTGTTTGGCGCCACAGTTGCGTCTCTTCGGCGTTTTGCGCCGCATGACGCGCGGCCTTTTCAGCAGCCCGACGTTCAGCATTGGCGGATGCGAGCCGCGACCGCGACGCCGCCATACCAGCGCGAAGTGTTGCCAACCGGTTCAGTTCTTTTTGACGGTTCGCTTTCATGGATGCGATGCGTCGCGCCTTCGCAGCCGCCTCAACAGCAATAGACTTGAACTTGGCTTTCAACGCCTTCTCCTTTCTTGCGGCATTTTGCGCGTTGCGCAAAGCTTTGTTGGCGGCGGCCCGCTCTTCCGCGGCTCGGCCCAAGAGGTTCCGGCCCGTATTGCCTGGCGTGGCACCTCCGAGCCGGACGCCGCCGCCCGTAAATGGAACGATGGGCTTTTTAGGAGATGCGGCTGGTGATTTCGACGGGGTTCTGGGTTTTTGCCGCCCCATTTCCATCGCCGCCTCTGCTGCGGCTTCAGCGCGTATAGCCGCTTTTTCCGCAAGATTACGTTCCGTCGCCGCGGATTTAAGCGCCATCGCCAACTCATCGAGTTTGCCGACCAAAGTATAGAACTTTTTCTCCTCCAAGTTGGAGGAATTAAGAGAATTGGAAGCGTTGTAAAACACGTTATTGTTATTCATATAAAATTAGTTTTATATTTTTATTTACGGGGAGCGAGTCCTCTGACGGGACTCTTCAATACTCGGGACGAACCAGCGCCAGCGACTGCGACTATTTCGGGTGTTGGCGCGGCCTTCTTTTTCCCAAGCCGTTTCAGTAATTCTTTTTTAGCCTCTTCTACTCGCTTGGACCGATCATTCACAGTCGCTCGGCGAGCCGCATTGGCGTTCGTCTGCCGCTTGACCGCAGACTTCGACATGTTCGCAGCCGTGACGCGCTGTATCCGTGCCGGTAAAGCCGCTTGGCGTTCAGCTTTCCATGTGGCACGCCTCTCCTCTTCTTGAAGAGCGCGAGCAATCTCTTCATTCTTGGCCTCCTGGAGAGCTCGTTTGAGGGCCTCGTTTTTATTCGCCGCCTCACGGGCCCATCGTAGAAAGTTGGCGTTTGTTGCTTTACCCTTTCCCTTTAAGGCGCGCCCTTTGCGCATGTTCATGAACGCACGTGCAGCACGCTGGATTATCTTGGCGGCCCGCGTCTTGGCCCTTTCCTCTGCCACTTTTTCCGCTGCATTTCTGTTCGCCGCCGCCTTGTTGGCCGCCACCTTGCGTTTCACAGCCTCGGCGCGCGCCTTCTGTGGTGACCAGAGTGCAGCTTGGTTTGCCAGCTTCTTGGCATACGCGGCTGCTTTTGTAGCGTTCTGCTTGGATTGGTTCGCCTTGGCCGCCGTTTTGGCCGCCCTGTTTGCCGCCTCAAGAGCAAACATCTCCGTACCCGACTTTTTCGTTGGGTTGCTTAATTCTGGTTTAAATGATTTCAAGGCTTTTGCAGCCGCAGCCATTCGCTGCGCCTCGGTGGCGGCCTTCGCCGCCTCTTTGGCATTTTCATTAGCCGTCTTTTGTGCGATGTTGTATTGGGTCGCGGCCCACTCTGCAAGTTGTTCGGCTTTTTCTTTACGATTTGCGTATGTCCGAGCATCCAGCTTTTTGCGCGCCTGTAATGCGTTGAGGACAAATCCTTTTTTAGGGGGAGGTCCGAATCGCGGACCAAAAGGCGACGCCATTGCGAAAACGGAAAGTTTTGGCGCCTCACGCGCCGCCTTCAATTGTTTTTTGATTTTGTTGACGACGCCTTGCCATCTTTGCTTGGATAATGGGGCCCCGCGTTGGGCGGCGACTTTGGCAAGTTCAGTATAGTATTTAGCATGTGCATTTATTACACGCTTTCTAGTTTCGACCAGCTTCCGTCCGGCCTCTTGAACATTCCACCCCACATACACATACGGATCTTTATATGCATTGGCAGGGGGATTTTCAACCAAGTTCTTCAACTTTTCGGCACTATTGGTGTTTTCAGTCTCTGCATTATCGAGCTCTTTTTTCAACGCCTTGAGCTCATCAGTTGGGTTGTTGATGACCTCCTTGATTGTTGGACTATTTACTAATTTTGAAATATTCTTGCGTGTCCTTTCCAACGAGTCCAGAGACGAGTTGATGTACTTTTTCGTAGCTTTCAATTTCTTGTTATAAATTTCTCGCTGGAGTGCTTGCTCTTTGCGCTCCCGCTCAGCTTCCCTGTTTTTGGCTTCGGCCGCGAGTCTAGTCGTGGTTCGTTCGAGATTGGCCTCGAATGCCTTCTGTGTCACGCCTCGGAGCCCAAGTTTGTATGCGCGATTTGTGTTCCTGCGCTCTGCAATCATTCTGGGAATGTATGGTAGTGGCTTGAGTTTCGCCCGACCCGATCCTAGTTCGCTCAAAACTGGGGTGAATTTTTTACGGAATAGTGTTCGGGCCGCATAGTTGTGTACGTTCCCAAGTGCGTTACGACCATTTGTGGCTGCGGTCGCGCTGTTGAGTAACGCGACCATATGTGGATCAGTGGGTAGGTGCTCAAATATAGTTTTTTTGATATTTGCTGGAAGACGGGAATTTTCTATAGTTCGGCGCATAGCGGACTGGCGCGCTGACGCTTTCCACCTCCCAGCCGCATTTCTGGCGAGCCGAAGAGCCCGACGGGTGGCAAGCGCTTGAACCCGGGCCGCCAAGTTGGCGGCTTGGCGCGCTTCTCTTTCCGCCGCCTCCGCCGCCTTGCGCGCAGCTTCTGCAGCCGCGCGCGCCGCCTCTGCGTTTCTCTTCCGCTGTGCTTCGAGTTCCGCAAGTGCCGCAGCCTCTGCTGCGCGCCTTGCCGCTTCTTCCCGCGCTTGCTGCTTTTTATGCGCTTCGTCGGCTTCGCGCTGCGCCCGTTGTATATCATCTATTTGTTTTCGCCACGCTGCATTAATTTCAGCACCGGCTGACGGAAGATTCTCTCCTTGTAACAGTCTGAATGGCCCCTTCAACGCATTGAAAAATCCACCAGTGGTGCTCTTGTTTGACGGAGGCGCGAACCCACGTTCAGCTCTGAAGCTTTTGAGCAGGCCGGCGTCGACGGATTTGCTCGCCATGGACCGGATCCCCAACCAGAAGATATGATCGCGAGGGAGGCTCAGCATGCTATTGCGCACCTCCGCAGGGAGGCCCTTTTTCCTGACGAGCTCTTCAAACTTCTCCATCGTGGCGACATTATATGCGTACTCGTAATCTCGCTTATAATTTTCCCATTCCTGCCGTTTCGCCTCATCCTCCATGCGCTGATTATATTCCTTAATTTCACGCTCTATCTGTCGCATCATTGCCTCCCGGCGCTGTTCTTTATGACCTTCCACCGCCAGAGCCAATAAAACGTACGGTACGAACGCTGCAAACATGAGACCGCGTCCAAATCCCATCAGCTTGTCCCATTCCGGTGATGACCAGCTCACATTGACCCAGTTTTCGGGCCTAGAGGAGCTCCCGCCACCAGCAGCAGCCATCGTGTTGCGCGTCGCGGCATTTCCCGCAGAAGCAGCAGCCCTCGTGTTTGCGGTGGCTTCTCGCGCCGCGCGACCTGCTGCAGCCGCCTTCTCCGCGGCCTCGTTGGCCGCCTCCTTCGCCGCCTTCGCCGCGTTCCTAGCACGCTCAGCGACCCTCTCCGCCTCGCGTCGTGCTGCGTTATTAGCCGCCGCGCGCTGCGCAGCCTCCGCCTCACGTGCAGCATTGGCCGCCCGGCGCGCCGCGGCCGCACGCGCTGCAGCGTTACGCTCAGCCGCATTACGTGCATTTTGCGCTCTACGCTCGGCCTGGCGCGCCGCCATCATATTACCCGCAGCCCACGCCCTTACAGCCGCAGACTCGCGCAACTGTGTTGCATTGACGGCTTGCTCAATTACGGGATTTACCGGTGGCGCGTGTTGTCTTTGCCAGCGTGCCACATTCGCCAGCCGTCTCGCTTCTAAACGTCTCGCATCCGCCGCTCTTTGTGCGGCTTGATATTCGGGAGTGGCTCTAAATTGGCGTTCGGCTCGTTGCCGCCGCGCAGCAGCCTGCGCCTCATCAAGTGCCCTCAAGCGAGCCGTGGATGCGTTAATCGCAGCTGCAGCCGCCGCGCGGCGCTCCGCCGATGCAATATTTGATCCCTGTCCCTCGCGAATAAACTGACGCCAATTGAAAGGAGGCGGCGGTGGTGGAGGTGGGAGGACGTTGGTAACTCGAGGCGTGGCATTCGGCACCCTCTGAGGCGACTGGCGAGCGGCGTTCCGTGCGCGCGGAGCAGCGGCACCCGCACGGGTCGAACCACCCACCTGTGGCGCGTATGTACTGAAAAGGCGCATGGTTCCTTGTTCTGCCGTGAAACCTCCTCGGTTTTCAGGAAAAGAACGCACAAGCCTACCAGAGACGTTTCTAAAAGTCTGAGCCGGAATTTTGCTAGGCTGCCTGCTCATATAAAATCATACTCTATTTTATTTAGGCCCGAAAGACTTGGCGTACTTGCTACGGATCCACATGGCATCCTGCTTGTAGATGCGGGACGCGCGGGGCAGGGTCCGCTTGGTCAGCGTGCTGATGGCGATCAGGCGGCGCATCACCGACAGGGGCTTCTCACCCTTGCTGATGCCCTTGCTGAGCGCCTTGTGGCGGTTGGTCATCGCCTCGACTGGGTGGTAGCCGTACTTGGTCAGCATGCCGCCCTTGAGCTTGCCGATAACCTTGGAGCTCTTGCCGGCCGCGCCCACATCTTTTGCTGGGACGGCGGAGACGCGGCTCAGGCCCGCCTTGCGGACGTAAGAGTACTTGGTGCCATCGCGACGGGTCACGCGGATGATGCGCCGAGTGTTATGACGCACATGGCTAGAACGCAGTTCGGATTTCATTTTGAAATTGCGCAAGAAAAGTTTGTGGAGAGGCCTTTCATGAACATCCTGAGCTTTCCATCGTTGGACGCACCGAAGTCGAAGACGTCAAGCCCTTCCAGATCCAGATCAAGGGTCGGCACTTCATACCCGGCCCTCAATTTCATAGTGGAATACAAAATTCCGAGAGAATATGACTTGAGATCTGTGACCGGCGCAGGCCTGGACCACGCCAGCTTCATGGCCAGGACGTCATTCCGACCCAAAAAAGGCCCGGACGGGGTGGTCTCACCGGCACCCCCGTCGATGTATGTCCATTCACCAACCTTGACCACTGAAAAAAGGAATGGAATTGCTATGGTGGCGCTCACGGCATCTATCACGCTCATAGTGGGGGTGGCATCAACTGAAAAATAGTCAGTCTTCATGAGATCCACACAATAGGCCGACACGTGGAACTTTATCGGCATCCATTCGTAGAGTTCAGCGAAGGTCACGTCTGATTTCCCTATGAATTTAACACACGCCTCTGAGAGGATCTTGCGAATCTTGGACGGTGGTACGAGCCCATAATTTTTGAGGAAATTTCGTATATTTGGTTTCATAATCTGTTTCACGGGTACGCCGAGTGAATAATCGAGAACCTTGGAAATGTCCCCTTTCGTCGCGAGAAACAGGAAGCCGAGAAGGCCCCCGGCCGACGCCCCTGAGATTTCCTCAAGGTCGTCGAGCCGACCGGTTTGTTTTAGTTTGGACAGGACTCCTAAATAAAGGAAGAAGCCCATGGCTCCTGGCCCGATGGCAAGCCGTCGGACCATTTTACAATTTTAGTCTAATAATACTGGGGGAACTGGCCGCGCAGGAAAGCAAAGACCAGAGCGAACACGACGGTGTGCGCGCCGACCGCCGCTGGGGAGGTCTGACCCGACAGGAACAGACCACCGTTCTTGGGTGGGATGGTCAGCAGCAGGCCTGGGGTCAGCAGCACGAACAGCACCGCTGGCACCAGCAGGTCGTTGCGGGTCAGGCTGATCTTCAGCACATAGGTGGCGATGGCCCAGTACACGAAGGTCAGGACCAGGGCGTGGAACGCAGCCTGGACCAGGCGGCCAGCACCTGGGGGCAGGGCCAGCAGCAGGCCTGGGCTGAGCAGGGCGAACAGAATGGCCGGCACGAGAACCTTGGGGCCAGTCACGTCGATCATTTTAAAAATAGCCAATATAATTTTCTGCCCATGCGTAAAAGTTGGGAGCCTGGACCCGCTCCGAAATGATCGGCAAATCCTTCATCATGTTCCACATGGCCAGCCAAACGGGCTGCGGGTTCTCGCGCGTGAACCACAGGCCTGGCTCGAGCACCAAATTAACAAAGTCGTTAAATGTTCCTGAGATTGGCAGGTAGTGCTCATCTGCGTACCCGCGAATAATCATCCAACCATCTAGAAGCTCCTGGGAGTACATGTCCTGCCAGTCTTCGGGATGGAGATCGAGGTCCATGTCATCCGACTCATCAGAGTCGTATGCCAGATCATAGTTGTAGGCGTCACGCGAATACTCGTCGCCCTGACCCATTTTCTACTTATTTTACAAGCACGCCAAGCCTCTAAGCCAGCTCCTTGAGGCCCGTCACCATGACACCCGCCGTCTCTTTGACTGGTGCGGCGTCCAGAATGGCCTGGAAAGCCCCCTCGACCTGGGCCTCATTCCCGCCAAAAAACGTGGTCAGACCCTTCTTTATGACATCCTTGGTGATGGGCGCCTTGGCCTTTTTTACTTTGAAATTCACCTTGACCTTGTCCTGGACCTTGACGGTGTCAATCTCATTTTCCTTCATATGAATAGTCACAAACTTGCGAAGATCCTTCTCGCGTGCGTTGAGCACACCGAGATCTTTGCGAGCTGCGGCCAACTGGGCCTTGAGGGCAACCCACTCGGTCATAGCTGCTTTAAAGTCCATTACTATGGTTTATAAAGCATTTTTTAAGTAATTTTGTACGCGGCGGGACAGTTCCTGCGGAACTGGGCTCACTGATACTCTGGGCTGATCTCGAACTTGGGGCGCATGGTGTCTGGGGGGATGGTGCTGAGGTTGAAGATGCTCACTGGGTTGCGGGGGTTGATTGGCTCGGAGCGGAACTGCTGGTTGGCGTTGCGCAGCACACCGCCCACGGTCTCGGGGTAGCCAATCTGGTTGCGGGGGTCCAGGTAGTTCTGGCCCGACAGAATCTTGTCTGGGCTGAACTGACCAAAGTCCTCCGTCTGAACAACCTCGCGGGGGATCAGGCTTGCGGACGACACATCGTCACCTGCGGGGCCAGCACCCTCATATGGGGCGCCGTGACCGTCCAGCTTGTTCATTGCGGAGCTCGAGTGCGCGTAGCCACCGCCGTACATGCTGGGCAGGGTATTGCCCAGGTTGGCACCCGTGACGCCGCCGTTCTTGGGGCTGAGGGAGAAGCTGCTTGCCTTGGGGGCGAACAGGAGCAGGAGAATGACTGCGGCCAGAATGAGAATTGCCAGTCCCTTGCGATCCATATTATTATAAGATGCCGATAATTTTTTTTGGGCTGGAGGAAAGCCTCCTGTCCCCTAGTCCAGATAGTCGGACGGATCGTCCGCCTCGGCCTCGGCCGGATCGTCCGTGAAAAGATACTCCTTGGGGATCTCAGGCGCCTTGGGTGGTGCCCGAACGCGGACCTGGATAATTCGCCAAATGGGACCGAAGGACTTCTTCAGAAACCAGAGCCCGGACAGCTCGAGTACGCAATCACATGGCGTCTCGGGCTGGATATCCTGAAGCTCGACCGGGTTCTTCCGTGTGTCGAATGCCACGGTCGCCACCTGGCCCTTGATGGTTGCCAAGGACGCGCCGATGACGCCATCGGTCACGCTCTCTTGGTAAGCGTTCTGAATCGTCTCATCGCTCAGGTCCTTGCCGAACCATTCCTGCTTGGACTGCTTGGCCTGGGCCAGGATCTTCTCGTCAATCTCCGTGAAGATTGGTGAATCCGTCTTGAAGTTGACGGACTTGGCGGCGAGCGAGTCCTGCAGGACCAGCCCATTCACCTGGTGACGAGCACCAGAAATCTTCAGAAAGTACCGGCCGTCTGGAAGCTTCTGAGGCACACCGTACTCCATTATATGTTGAGAACTAATTTCTTCTTTAACACTAGATGACGACGTGCAGTTCGGACCTCATAACAAAAGGGTGCATGTGCCTATCAAACCCTGTGGCGCCTGACTCCCAAGTTTGTGCTTATATAAACAGACAAAACGGACTCGTCACGCCATGCGACCCGGGCTGCTGCGTCCCCTCCTGCAATATTCGTACTGATGCTCCGAACATTTTACAGGTGCAAAATGAACTTCGGCCGTCTGCTGGAACGGCGCTGCCCAAGGGTTTTGGGGCGGAATTGCAGACGAGCGACGAGCCCACACGGACCAAGGACGCGTCGGACTATGTCCCGCCTGATACTACGGATCAAAAGGTTTGGGAAAGAATGGTGATTCCGATTTTGATGCTCGTCATCGTATTGTTGGCGGCCCTCTCACTGGCTTAAAGGCTCGGGTACTTCCTATAGTAGAAATGGCCACCGAGACTGTTACCCTTGAGACCCTGGCGAAGGAGCTGAAGGCTGTGCGCAAGGACCTGCGTCGCATCCGTCAGCACTTCGAGGACCCAACCGGCGAGAAGCAGGCGGCCCGCGCCCAGAACAACGGCTTCAACAAGCCCCTGGGTGTTACGGATAAGCTGCGCGCCTTCCTGGGCCTGCCAGCCGACGAGAAGATCTCCCGTTCTCAGGTGACGGCGCGCATCAACGCATACGTCACCGAGAAGGGCCTGAAGTCTGGTCAGAATATTTCGCTGGACGCCGTCCTGAAGGATCTGCTGGCGCCTCCAGAGGGCGTGCAGGTGACCTTCCTGAACATCCAGAAGTACATCAACCCCCACTACATCAAGGAGGTCAAGCCTGAGGGTGAGAAGAAGCCACGTGCTGTCAAGCCCAAGGCGGAGCCAGCGGCCGAGGGGGCATCTACCGACGCCGCCCCCAAGGAGAAGAAGTCTCGCCCCAAGGTTGCGAAGACTGCCGCGGCTTAAAAGCTTGTGTAATTATACATACAACAAAACAAAATGGAGGAGCCAAAACTCCCTCCACCAGAGCTTTCACGTGATCAACTGAACGCCCTTGTGGGGACGAAAATTAAGGATCTAAATTTGTATCGGCGAGCTTTCACGCACAAGTCAGCCCTGAAGCGTTATTCTGGTCTGACTGGTTCGTACGAAACTCTGGAGTTTATGGGGGACTCGGTTCTAGGATTCGTCATTACAAAACATCTATTTGATCAATACGAAAAGCACCAGGAGGGATTCTTGACGAAGGCCCGCACGAAGATGGTCCGAGGCAAGACTTTGTGTGAAATTTCAAAAATTTTGGGTCTCGAAAAGTTGATTCTGATGGACGAGAAGGGTGAGCGCAACGGGTGGAACACCAATGAGCACATCATGGAGGATGTATTCGAGGCTCTCGTCGGGGCCATCTATCTGGACCTGGGTATGATCCATGCCAAGAATTTTGTTCTAAATTCATTCACGAAAGTGGAGACGTCGCTCGTGGATGACAACTACAAGGATCAGCTCATGAGGTGGTGTCAGGCGCTCAAGTATCCCCTGCCCGACTATCAGGTCAAGGGGCAGCACAACGGTCAATTCTTCATAACCGTAGTGGTTGATGGGATGGAGTGTGGGTCAGGTTTTGCTCTTACTAAAAAGCAAGCGGAACAAAATGCAGCAGAAATTGTACTTAAGACGGATCCTCGATTTAAGAACAAGCATGGACCCCCCAAGCGCGATTCAAAGCGAACGTCAAGCCCAACTGATAACCAGAGCGAAGGAACTTCTTGCGGCTGAGTATGCCGAACAAAGATCCCAAGAATGGTTAGATCTCCGTGAAAAAATGATCACGGCGAGTGACGTCGCAAGCGCAATTGGTGAAAATCACTATGAATCACCAGATGCATTTGTGAAGAAGAAGGTGCTTCGGACCCAGTTTCAGGGCAACGCTGCGACGGCACATGGGACCCTCCTTGAGCCCCTTGTACGGGATCTCTACGATCAGCGTACAGGCCGCAAGTCCCATGAAATTGGCCTGGTTCAGCACAGGGATCATCCATGGCTAGGGGCCTCGCCTGATGGCGTCACGGAAGACGGGCTGCTCATCGAGATAAAGTGCCCTTTGACGCGCAAGATAGAGCCGAAGGTGCCCAAGTACTACTGGCCACAGGTTCAGCTCCAGCTGGAGATTACGGATCTTGACGAGTGCGATTTCATCCAGTACCGTCCAGCCAGTACCGAAGGTACTGTTCCCCCAAGGGCCGAGGAATTTGTGGTCGTAAGGGTCCAAAGGGACCGTGAGTGGTTCGCCAAACACCTACCAGCCATGAGGGCGGCATGGGATCGGATCCTTCATGGGCGGAAACATGGACTGTGTGAGTTGGTGGATGAGCCCCCTTCGCAATTTAAGAATGAAATTGTATGTGAAATAGTAGATGAGGACCCCGGAGGAGGCGTTCAAGGAGATGTTTGGTCCGCAACCAGTTGTACCCAAGTGCAACCACAAGAACCGGATCCTGAAGTGCCGGTGTTGTGAGGGGAATTTTTGCGTACGATGCATTCAACTTGAGGTGCATGGTTGCCCCAAATTGGACGAACGGTCAAAAATTGAAAAAGAAAATTTATCTAAAAAACTGGTAAAGGTCACGGCGCCCAAGGTTTCTACTTTTTGAAACGCGAAAACAGATACACGATGATGACGAGGAGCACAAGCCAAATCAGGATACCCTGACCTTTATCCACTGACGCAGTCCATGTGTCATCCGTGGCCTTCTTCCCGCCCATCCAACTCCATGGCTGGCCTGGACGATACCATGACACGGTACCATCTGGAAACTCGTTCTTGCGCGAGGGGAAACCGCGAAATGGCGCTGGGCTCGAGTCAACGGTCTTTAAGTACATGGGCCCTGAAAGGTCCATGTTCTGGTTGTTGGTTCCCGAGAGGGGATCGGTGTAGACGGTCTCGACCTCGCTTATCTCGGTCGTGTAAGTCCCATCAATAGGAATGGTGCTCGGGAACCCATCGGAATACACACCGTAGGTTCCAGACCACGTGTAGGGGTTGATGCGATTAATGCTTAGCGCATCACAGGCCATCGCGGCCGTAGCCATTAACATACGTCTATATTATTTTTAGGTGTTGCGTAGGTTTTCGACTGGACCTTCTGACGGTGGAGCTCCCACATGGCGTCCATATCAACTCCGAGCATGTGCGCCAACTGGAAAAGATAGCTGAACACGTCGCCCATCTCCATCATGACGTCAGTCCCACGATCCTTCTTGAGCCCCGTCTTCTTGTAGATCCGCTGATTCTGACGAATAGAAGACGCCAACTCGCCCATTTCCTCGTTCAGTAGCATCCATACAATGCTCACTGGAGCCTTGTCCCATCCCTTTGCTCGACACATGTCGGCCGTCTCATCACGGTATTTGTTCATTGAATAATAATCAACCAAAATCTCTAAGCTTGGTTGAAGCGGCGAATAATCCTCCTGGCGTTGAATGCGATCACGCACGCCATCACGAGGAGCACGAACTCGACGCCGAGTTTCCAGTTTTCAACAACCCGGGGCTGCTGGGTTTTCTTCTCGGCCCATGGCTCCACAACCCCGTTACTGAAGAGTCTAATGGCTCGATCAATGGCGAAGAATATGAAGAAACCAATGAGGATGTCGTCAAGGGCCCTCATCAGAATGCAATCTTAGTATTGTACGGCAGTTTATTTCCGTAGGTGCTGGTGCTGACGGGGGCTGGCAGGGGAATGGGGTTGGACGAAATGTCGCGCAGGTACACGAGCTGCTGGAGGACGCCGGTCGAGACCGTCGCCGTCGCCTCCTTGACGACCTGTGCATTCATGGCCGAAACCTGCTCACGGACTTCGCCGTATGGGTTGCGGGCCATGTTGGTGTACACGCGCTTCATGAGCGCCTGCAGGTCGGAATCGTTCTGGCGCTCGATGGTAACGCCCGTCTTCGCCTGGACAGCGGCAATAATTCCGTTATGAACTTGCTCCCGGTTAAAGTCGGAGAAGTAGGCGTCGGACAGAGGTGTGGGCAGCAGACGCGTGCTCATTTAATCTAGACTTAGATTTTTCGCCGCCTTAAAAACTCGAGACACTTAGTAATCAATGAAGGTCGTCAAGCGGTCGGGTGATGAGGTTGAGATGCTCTTTGACAAGGTGACGAAGCGAATTTCAAAGCTGAATCAGGCCCCTGAATTTGAGGTCCTGAATGTCCAGCCCGACAAGGTGGCCCAGAAGGTTTTCACCAGCATGTACGACGGCATTTCTACTTCGGAAATCGATAATCTGAGTGCTGAGGTGGCGGTGGCTATGATCACGGAGCACCCAGATTACGAGACGCTCGCAACTCGGATCGTTGTCAGCAACCTCCAGAAGACCTGCCCAAAGACGTTTAGCGATGCCATGCTCAGCCTGCACTCTCAGGGCGTCGTGTCGGATCATTTCATGAAGTGCCTGAATCTGGAGATGGACACGTGGATCGTTCCCAAGCGCGACTACGGGTTTGGGTATTTTGGAATCAAAACCCTCCAGCGCAGCTACTTGAACGTGGGCGAGACGCCCCAGTACATGTTCATGCGTGTTGCACTGGGCATTCACGGGGCGGAGACGGCGGAGTGTCTCCGGCGGGTCCGCGAGACATATGACCTCATGTCCCAGCGGTACTTCACGCACGCCACACCGACGCTTTTCAACGCCGGCACCAACCACCCACAGATGTCGAGCTGTTTCCTCGTGGCCATGAAGGACGACTCGATCGAGGGCATCTATGAGACGCTCAAGGAGTGTGCCCACATCTCCAAGTGGTCTGGGGGCATCGGTATCCACGTGAGCAATATCCGCGCCAACGGGACGCCCATCAAGGGGACCAATGGGGTGGCTGACGGGATTGTGCCCATGCTTCGCGTTTTCAACAACACCGCCCGGTACGTCAATCAGGGTGGGGGCAAGCGCAAGGGCTCGTTCGCCATTTACCTCGAGCCGTGGCACGCCGACGTCATGGAGTTTCTGGAGCTGCGGCTCAATCAGGGTGACGAGGAGGCGCGGTGCCGCGACCTCTTCACGGCGCTCTGGATTCCCGACCTGTTCATGGAGAAGGTTGAGAAGGACCAGGATTGGCACCTCATGTGTCCCCACGAGTGCCCTGGCCTGCCCGACGTCCATGGGGAGGCTTTCAACGAGCTGTACCGGCTGTATGTAGCCCAGGGCCGGTACAAGAAGGTCGTCAAGGCCCGCGACGTATGGGATCGGATCCTGAAGAGCCAGGTGGAGACGGGCACGCCCTACATGTGCTACAAGGACGCGGCGAACGCCAAGTCGAACCAGAAGAACATTGGGACCATCAAGTCATCCAATTTGTGTACTGAAATCATCGAGGTTTCAGGACCCGACGAGACGGCCGTGTGCAACTTGGCATCCATTTGCCTGCCAACCTTCATAGAGAAGGATCAGTTCAACTTCATGAAACTCTATGAGGTGGCCCGCGTCGTCACGCGCAACCTGAACCGCGTGATCGACGAGAACTTCTACCCGACCGCGGCGGCGCGCAAGTCGAACATGCGCCATCGTCCAATCGCAATCGGGGTCCAGGGTCTGGCTGACGTCTTCATGATGCTGAGCCTCCCATTCGACGACGAGAAGGCTCGGAAGCTCAACAAGGGTATTTTCGAGGCAATTTATCATGCGGCTCTGACCGAGTCGTGCGAGCTGGCCAAGAACGATGGCCCCTACGAGACCTTCGCAGGCTCCCCCGCCTCCGAGGGCATCTTCCAGCCCGACATGTGGGGCCTCGAGTCCAATGAATTTTGGAATGAAATTCGTGAGAAGGTTAAGTTCCATGGTCTCCGCAACTCTCTACTGGTGGCCCCCATGCCCACTGCATCAACGGCACAGATCATGGGAAACAATGAGGCGTTCGAGCCTTATACCACCAACATCTACCTGCGTCGGACCCTGGCCGGTGAGTTCGTCATGGTGAATAAGCACCTCGTCAAGGACCTCCAGAAGCTAGGACTTTGGAACCCACAAATTAAGACTGAAATTATCCGTCACGGAGGATCGGTCCAGAATATCCCGGAGATCCCAGAGAACCTCAAGGCCATCTACCGTACGGTGTGGGAGATCCCCCAAAAGTCCATCCTGGACATGGCGGCTGATCGCGGTGCATACATCGACCAGTCTCAGTCGCTGAACATCTTCATGGAGAACCCGACCCAGGCCAAGCTGTCAAGCATGCACATGTATGGCTGGAAGAAGGGGCTCAAGACGGGCATGTACTATCTGCGAACCCGAGCCAAGGCCAAGCCCATCCAGGTTACCGTTCCAGTGGCTTCTCAGGAGCAGCTGTCCCCCGCCGACGCCTGTCGGCTAGACAACCCGGAGGGCTGCCTCATGTGCTCAGGTTAAATTTCCAACCCAACTATAAATGATTAGTAACTTAATCAAACTCGTCATAGCTCTATTTTTCACCAACATTGCGTTCGCCGCTTCACTTTTTAGCTGGGTGACGGACAATGACATAGCCGGTCTTCGTAAAGGTGGTGTTGACAGATTCGTTGATTTGTTTTACTTTTCGATAGTTTCGTTTTCGACGGCTGGATACGGAGACATCGCACCAAAATCCACACGGGCGAAAATGGCCGTGTCAAGTTTCCTAATATTTGTGAATATAGCGGCTATATATGGTATATATAACACTATCATTTCTTCATCAAATATAAAATCAAATTAAATTAAAGATGAAAAATTGTTGCCGGTCAGGGCCCAAGAACAAAAAGTGCGTCAGGTCATCCAACAAAAAGGTTTTCAATTTACCTCGTAAATTCGCAAAACTCATGTGCCTCCTAGGCCCGATAAAGGGCTTCACAATGCGCGCAAGTTGTGCTCCATATAAAAACTGTAAAAGAAAATAGGATAATGGATCCAATATGGACCTTATTACCTAATGACTTGGTTAGGCGTATAATAAACTTTTCGGACGACTTGGATGTCCGGATAGCCTTTGGGTGCCAGCCGCGTCGTCTCGTCATAAACAACGGATTCAATTTTAGAACTGAATTTGTTTATGACAAGGCAACCAAAACCATGTTTGATTTTTCAGGGATGAGTGACCCCACCGACCCCTATTGGATCATCCGTAGAGGGATACCATTTTCTCATTTCAGAAGCCCAGGCCTCCATATTTTCAATATGGAATGGGATGACTACGACATGACCCTCTTTGAAACCACCCGCCAAGTGGGTCCATCCAAGTGTCAAAACCATATAGTCATAAATAAAAGAGTTAAATTTAAATAGAATATGGATTCAAAAATATGGAGGAATTTACCAATGGAATTAATTCGTAAAATTATAGAGTCGTCCGAGCCGACCATCGATACCAAATTAGCATTCAAAATTACACCCAAAAAAATTAAGGAAGATGTGGCTTGGCGACTTTGGTACATGCTCAAGTCCCATGATGGGCTCGTGTATAATTTAGAAACAAATTCACTCCATATATTCCGGGTCCCTGGCTATCATATCATCCGGAGACCTTTTGAACTCAGTTATACCGACAAGTGGATGACGTGCTTTAACGAGGATGCCAAGGACCACGAAGTCGAGATGACGACTCCAGATGGCAAGTACATCGTAGAGCCCAATCATCACGAACCATTTTATACGGAGCTTCGCGTCTTGCTCAGAGGATCAGGGCTAGCGCGGATGATTAACGCTTCGGGGACGACTTTTTAGGTATTGGTACGAACCCATAACTGATGAGCTCCTTTCATTTGGGCGGCGAGGGGCCAGAGACCGTGAAACGTCCGCGCTTCGCGAAGCCCTTGGTGCGGATATTGCGCTGCATCTGGGACCGGCGCTTCACAGCCTGGCGAAGGCGGTTCCACAGCATCCGGGCGTTTCTTTCAGCTATGGGAGAAAGACCGGACGCAGGGCGGGTTGCGCTCGGGCGGTACTCGCGGGGCGTCTGGCCCTTTACTCTATGACCCATTGGATTACTTAAAAAAAGAAAACATTTTAATTTATATGGTTCTTTGGTCGGACGTGGAGAAGAGCCTCATTGATATCCAGCCGGCCGGCAGGGAAAAATCGCGCTTCGTGCTCGACGGGAAACCTCTGCGTTTCCAGATCCCACGTGGTGCGTGTCAGTGGGGCGTCTCCCAATATAAAAGCTTCAACGTTGAAGTGACGAACCCCCACTTTATCGCATGGTGGTCCGAGCTCGAGCGGCGGATATGCCCCCAAGAGCCGTTCAAATCCAATCTTCAAAACGGGTCCCTGAGGATCAAGATTGATGACGCGACTTATATTTTCGATGAAAATTCAACACAGGTCTCGCCCGAGGTCCGAGAGGGTCTCTTCCGTGGGCAGGAACTGTCTTGTCTAGTGGATATCGAGTCCAATTATTTTTTCAATGGAAATTGGGGACTCACCGTGAGAGCCTACCAAGTGCGGTTTTACGGACCCGAGAAACCGGCGTCCGTTTCCGAACCAGTCGTGGACGCGCCGATTTTACAGAAGGGGATTTGCGCTTTTTTGGAGACAGAATCCGCTTCATGATGGCGGCGTTGAGCGTCACCCGAGTTCCCAGGAGATTGTCCATTTATTTTTAACAACAAAATTAATCATACCCTGACTGCTATAAATATACCCAAAAGGGCACATACTATACATATAGGGCCTATGATTACCATATGTACCAAGAACTTATTGTTTTGCTTTCGTATGGCACTGCTATCCGCGAAGGGCTTGTTGTTGTCGTAGCACTCTTTGGCGATGGCGCCGTTGGCTGTTATCAACGCACCTGCTGACAGGAGATAGCAAGCCATCATGATCATTTTGATCTTGGTGCTCATCTTGAACTAGTATTTACTTGGAATAAATTTCACGAGCCTTGGCCAGCAGAGGGCCCTGGACCAGCGCAAAGCCCTTGATGCCCAGCTCCTTCTTGGCCTTTGCGACCGCCTTTATCCATGGGTTCTTCTTCTCATCCTTGGACTTGGACTTGCTGACGATCTCACCCGTCTTCTTGACCATCTTCAGGTCCTTCTTCTTGAGGCCGCCCGCAGTCTGGTCGGCATTGCCGTGGTACACCTGAGCACGGGAACCGATCGTCATTTAATTACGGTTGATATTTTATTTCAGATTGCGAATACTTCTCTTGGCCTCGGGCAAGACCACGTCACGTATCCACCGCCAATATTTGAGTTGGGCTTGATGCCGCACCCATTGGTTTGTATTCGCAGTGTACTGGGCCTCGGCGTTTCTAATCCGATTGCTCAAGTTCCCCAGTGGTTGATGTCTTTGCTCACGATTCCTTCTCTCCGCCCGAAGGCGGGTCAGGGCGGCCTGAATGGCCGCGAACTTTCTGTTGTAATTCGCCTTGTAGCCCTTCTGGACCACGTTTCGCGCCTCATATATGTTCCGAATCATTCCGTCGAGTTTGCGAATGGTGTCTTCGGACGCGTGATTGCGCACTGAATTAACAATAAAATTGCGAAGCATGGTTTTGTGTTGATTATTATAGGTGGCTGACTGGTTTACGCGAAGACTATAGACGGGATGGCTACCAAGCATATTAGACGACAGAAGGGTCCGGCCATTCATTGTACAGAGACTAAACGCATTCGGTCCGTGGAGGCGGCCGCCGCAACGGTAAATTTGCATACTTGAATTACACTGCGAAAATCTTCTTCAGCGTGTGAATTGTGATCTTGGTCTGCGTCGTGTTCGGCACCTGCGTCTCCAGTCGCGGGTCGTTGAGCACTTCGGCGCACACCTTGGCCTTCCCCTCTTGCAAGTGCATGATGGACTGCTCCACACTCGGAAGCTGCTCGACCCCGTCCTCGCCCATGTAGATGAGGCGGCGCACCACCACCTTGCGCGTCTGCCCGGTGCGATGCGCGCGGCCGATCGCCTGCAGCTCCGTCGCAGGATTCCAGGCGGGACACGTGATGTAGACGCGCGTCGCCTCCTGGAGGTTCAGGCCCACGCCGCCCGCCTTGATCTGGATGATGAAGACAGCCCCACCGTCAGCCTTCTTGAAGGCGGCGATGCGCTCCTCGCGCTGCTCCTTGGACACGGAGCCGTCGATACGGAAGGTCGGGATTTTGAGTTCGCTCAGAATCTCCTGGATCCGGTCCATCTCGCCCATGAACTGCGTGAATACCAGCGTCTTCTCCTTGGGATGGGTCTTGATGGACTCGACGAGCGTCTCCATCTTCTTCGAGCGGCCCAGCCACGGCTCTGGGTCCGACTCCTCCTTGAGCGCGATCCCGTCCAGGTAGAGCTGAGGCCACGTCATCACCTGGCGCGCCCGCAGGAGGCACTCGAGCAGCTCCATCTGGTGGAGATTCTGCGTGCCCGTCTTGAACACGTGGCGGACGATGTCCTGACCGCGCTCGAACACCTCCTTGTAGAGGGCCCGCTCCTCCGGGTACATCTCGAGCTCGAGGTTCTGGAAGTCGCACGGGGGGAGCTCGAGGCGCTTGTTTCCAGGGACGATGCACCGTCCCGCGGCGTCGTAGACGCCTTGCGCCACGTCAGTCTTCGTGCGCCGGAGCACGTACGCGCTCCGGATCCGGTCCGTGTAACCCTGGACCACCTCGCGTGGGATACCGAGGAACCCGCACAGAGCCACAAAGTCCTTCATCGAGTTGAAGACGGGCGTGCCGCTCACGACCCAGCGGATTTCCGCCTGAAGCGCGCGGCAAGCGATGTGGCTCTTGCTCTTCTTGTTGCGGATCTCGTGGCCCTCGTCCAGGATCACGCGGTCCCACTCGACGCTCAGGAGCTCGCACACCGGCCCACCTGGACGCTGGGGCAGGACCGAGTAGGGTGCCACGACGATATCGGGAAGCTTCTCGGGCAGCTTGCGCTTGGCGCCGTCAAACGCGTAGGTGCTCAGACTCGGCGCGAAACGCGCCACCTCGTCGCACCACTGGCCGACGATGGACTTGGGCACCACCACGAGCGTGCGCGGCTTGGGATTGGCGAGCATGGTTGCGATGAGCTGGACCGTTTTGCCAAGGCCCATCTCGTCACACAGGAAGCCGCCAGGGTAGGAGGCCGCCAACTCGCGGTGCACGAGCCACTTGACGCCCTCGTGCTGGTAAGGTGAGATGAGGCGGGTCTTGAGCATTTTTAGGCTTGCTTGCATGTGTTTGGTTTCATATACAAAACCCCAAACCCTAACCTGGACACGACACGAATTTTTTGTCTCAGCTCATAGTATATATGGCTGCTGCCGTACCAGTTTCGGTACAGCGGCTTGTCGAAGAGATAGTGCGCATAGTCGCGACTTCGACGAATAACGCAAATTTAAAACAGAAATTGAACACCAATACAAACTTGGTGCCTGCAATTGTGGCAATTATAACAGGTGCGGTTCAGGTCGCCCCTGAAACCAAGAAGAAGGTGGTCGCTAATGTTCCACAGGAGGCGTTGGCGGATGCAATTCTCATCATTATCAGAAACTCCCTAGGGGCGAAACGGAACGTCAAGACCGTCCTGCCTGCCAACGCCCGTGAAAACGTGAAGACTGCCCTTAACACGAACACCTCTCCAAAATCAAATATCGTCAAACTTATTTTGGACATAATCGGAGACTCTACGAAGGGCGCACTTACAAAACCAACGGCCAATAAAACTGTCAAGCTCGCAGGGCCACCTCCTGTTAATTCAAATTTCATTTTGAAAATAGTCCTCGAGGCTCTCAAGAGAAACGAGACGCCCGAGAAGGCGCGACAGCTCGAGGAGGAGCTGCGCAAACCCCCTCGGACCCCGACAAATAACACGTCCAATCTTATTTACAAATTGATCATGAGCCTTTTCAAAAATAAAGTCGGGCCACAAGGTAAGATGGCTAATGGATACAACTTATCCGGCGATCCCAACTTTATCGAGTCGAAGAAGAAGAACGCCAACGGCAAACCCACATTTAATATCGAAATTCCAGGGTACATTTTCACGACGGGTAATAGTGGAACTGGATACTACAAAAACAAGGGGAAGCCACCCGGACCCGTGTTCGGCCCAGCACCCCCTCCACCCCCACCGCCACCCCCAACCCCAGCCAACTATTCAAAGCTGAACCTTCGTGGGCTTTTCAATGCTCGCCGCAAGAACCCGGCAAACGTCAATAAAATTAATGGTCTCATCAGATCAAAACTTGAGACTCTCATGCGTAATTTGAGATACGCATCAGGTGCGACGCTGTTAAGACGGGCCGCTGAAATTCTCAAGATTTTACCTCGGAATTATCCAGGTCGGTCGGACATTGTGAATATCGTCATTGATGAAGTTCGTCGCATTTCTCGCAAATCAAATCTCGACTCGGCGCGGGGAAATCTTCGGGGAGTCGAGAACCGCAATGTCAGAGACGAGCTGAACAGAAAGGCGCGCAACCTTCGCAAGAAGCGCACAGAAGGCGAGTCGCCATTCAATGAGAACAACCGCCGGCGTAGGAATAATCTGGCGCGCCGTCGGCGTAGCATCGGTACGCGGCGGCCGGGTGAGACCAACGAGGAGTATTCTCGTCGCAAGGCCGAGTACGAACGGAACAAGGCGAACGCCAATCGTTTGGAGCTGGCGGCACGCCGCACGGCTCGGCTGAGAATGCAGGCTTCGCGGCCCGCCGCTCTCCCTTCGCGTCTTCCACCCGGTGGCGGCCCACTCGGACCTGGAGGTGGCCCACTCGGCCCTGGAGGCGGCCCACTCGGCCCTGGAGGCGGCCCACTCGGCCCTGGAGGCGGCCCACTCGGCCCTGGAGGCGGCCCACTCGGACCTGGAGGATTTTCCCCAGGTCCTCCACCCCCACCCCTTCCCCCATCTCAGCAGCAGGCTATCACGAACGTTGGTGGCGTGAATCGGGCAGTTAACGTCATCGCAACTGTTCCAGGTGGCGCCCCCGAGGTCGCCAAGGCGGCTGAGGCTCTCAACGAGACGGGAGGAAACGTGGCGGTTGCAGTCAACGTCAAGGGTGTGAGCCCCGCCGCCGTCAAGGCGGTCCAGAGTCTGGGCGGCGTGAAGAACGCCGTCAACGTGCTCGAGGGCCTGAACACCATGGCTCAGACGCCCGAGACGCGTCGGCGCAAAGCAGCAACTCGCCGCCGCAGAGCCAAGAAGACGCCAATCCGCCTGACTGAGCTGAACCGCGTCATCGCCTCCGTCAAGAAACAGAAGCTGATTTCTCTCATGGCTCACAACATTACGCGTACGAACAATATCCACCCCAACGACGAGAAGCTCAAGAAATACTACAAGAAGGTCATGAAGTCGTATCTGCTTAAGAAACCCTTCGCGACCATCGTCAAGAAGGCTGCCCGAAAAAACATGTAGTGTCCAGGCCAATAAAGGGCTCGAGAGCCTATAAAGCAACATGAAACATGGACTCTTTCGCTTACATTCTGAAACTCAACTCTATTCGTGAGAAGCTCGTGGCGGATCCTGTGCGACCCGATCCGTCATGGGTCCGCATCACGACGATCACTATGATCTCTAAATTTCTTCAGGAAATTGATCTCAAGAAATTCAAGGAAAAATTCAAGGAGCTCGGGTCGGTCACGGTCCGCCGCAAGGGCTCCAAGTTCCGTGGCTTCGAGTGGAAGATGAAGGACACGGCTTTTTATAACCAGGTGACGATCGGCTACGAGGATGCTTACTCGCGCAAGAGCGTCAAGATTTTCGGAAACGGGGCGATCCAGGTGGCGGGATGTTCTGACCTGTTCGACTGCAGGCGGATTCTCAAGCAGCTGGCCTTTATTTTGTACGACGTTTTGAAGCTCGAGACGCCGCCGCCAGTAGCTGACGCCGACATCAAGATGATCAATACCAACTTTTCCCTCAATTCCTCTGTAAATTTGAACAAAATTATCGCCAAGTTCGCCAAGGTCCCTGGTTTCAAGGTGACCTTTGATCCAGACCGGTACAGTGCCGTCAAGATCAAGTTCGTTCCGGGTCAGGACATGAAGCAGGTGACGGCCAGCATCTTCAGCACTGGCAAGATCATCGTGACTGGGGCTCAGAAGCTGGACGAGATTGCCCAGGCGTACAAAATTTTGAATGAAAATTTGGACCATGGAATGTTCGTCAAGCCGGTGGCCACCCCAGAGACGTTCGACACGATCATGGGGGCTCAGTTTGGTGAGTGGGTCCGGGTCCTAACCAAATAAAATGTATAGTAAAATTAAATGTCTGAGCGCATCGGCATGGCTGATGGCCGCTGCATCACTTCCTACGACTCCAACCGCATCATGAACGACGTCCTCATGGCCAAGGAGGGTATTGCTTTCCAGGACAACTACAAGTGGCGGGCGTGGCTGCAGTCCAAGGGCCCTGAGGCGCTGGCCCTGCCCCTGAAGAACGCAGCGTGCCGCGCCGAGGGCCGCCAGATTCTCGCAGAGAAGGAGTAAAAAATGTTGTGTAATAAAATAAGATGTCTATGAGCCCAGCGATTATGGCGCTTTTAGCGTGTGTGTGCTGTATGGTTCTGGTTGGCCTCACGGTCGGAATCTACTTTGCCCTCAATGCAAGTGGGGAGGAGACGACCCCATCAGGGTCGCCCTCACCAGCAGCAGCCCTCACCCCCCTGCAGACGCTCCGTAGTTCAGGAACCAAACTTGAACCAGCTGAGCTTGATGTCGGCGCTCTGACGGCACCAAAGGCCGTCACGACCCAGCCCACCGGTCTCACCGGGTCGGCAAATTTCACTATTTCAATGGATTTAACTATTGAAAAAGAGCCGGATAATTGGATTGATATTTTACAAAATGTTTCTGGATCGACCTGGCCTATTGATAATGCAGACAAGCGCAAACCATTAATTCACCTCTCAGGAACGGCTTCTGGTGGGTACCCATCAAAGAGCGTCTTCTTGGCTCTGAGTACCAAGCCTGGGACTGCACCACCCGATAACAACTTCTGGGTCGACTCGGCGGAGAATAACGGCTTCAGATTCACACCAGGAACCAAATTCAATTTCACGGCAACACACGATGCAACGACTAGTAATATTGCAGTTTATATTGATGGCGCGAAGAAGAATGAAAAGCACATGCCCTCTGCTATGGTTTGGGCGGCAACTAATAATTTCACATGGCGCCCCGCGACTGGTGGAAACGCTGGTTACATTAAGGTGAATAACGCTTATTTCTTCAAGAAGGTTCTGACCCAAGCCGAAATCACAACTCTGCAGGGGGGCACTTCGACCTACATGGCACAGCCCCTTTCCATTGGCACTTCAGCGTACGAGAAGGAGGGGTACGCCGCCTATTAAAAGTTTAAATCGTTTTCAAATAAATGCGAGTCGTCATTGACGGGAACATTGGTTCGGGCAAGACGACTCAGCTCGGCCTTCTTGAGAAGAAGGGGTGGAAAGTTCGCCGAGAGCCCATTGACAAGTGGCCTCTCGAAGAATTTTACAAGGACCCAAAGCGTTGGGCCTTTTATTTTCACATGGTTATTCTCCAGACGCTCCGCCCTACGGACCTCAAGGAGCCCGTCATTTACGAACGGTCTCTTCTCAGCTCGCGATGGGTCTTTTGGCCGGTACTATTGAAGAAGGGTATCGTGACCACGGAGGAGGACGCCACGTATGATAAGTTCTATAACCACTATGCTTGGTATCCAGATATTTACATATTCTTGTCCAAAAAACTGGACCTGGCATGGGAGCACATCCAGAAGAGAGGTCAGGCGGGTGACGCGGGCGTGTCCCTCGAATACCTCACTGAGCTCGATGAGGAGTACCGCAAGCTCATCATGAAGGTGCCTTGCAAGGTCCATGTGGTGAACGCCAACCGGAGTGTTGATGAAATTCACAATGAAATTTGTAAGATCCTAACAGAGAATGAACTGTTCGTCGGTGACTCTCTCGGGAGCCAAATGCAAAAAAAAGGCCGTCCAGGACGGTCAGTGTCTTGCACACCTTTCACAGACTTGTGCCGTCTGTCTTGAGTTGACGAAACGCTCTGACAAGAGACTCAAGTGCCGTCATGTTTTCCATTCAAAATGCATCATGAAATGGTTCGAGACGAGCATCGAGTGCCCCCAGTGTCGGATGGAGCAGGATGATGACCCCATCGTCGTCTTCAGGAAAAACATAGAGGAAAATATGAGGGAAAAATATAGGGAGGCAATCAGATCCCTCGAGGCCGAGGTCGCACGGGCGCGACGAGCCCGGTAAAAACTAATTCACAACTAAAATTAATGGAAGGGCGGACGTGCGGGTCCCTCACTTTATCTGGGTCGCCATGCAAACAAAAGATCCATGGCGACCAGACCAAGTGTTGGCAGCACAGAGGAACCCAGTGTTCAGTGTGCCTTTCGTGTATGGGGGGTCAGAGTGCCACACGCAAACTGGATTGTGGTCATGAATTCCATACAAAATGCCTCGACAGGTGGAAGCAGAGCTGCACTGGTCCCGATCCCACATGTCCCATGTGCCGTGTGCCCTTTGATGTGCCAACGTATAGGTGCCGGCTCATCATAGAACGGGTCCTTCACCCAAATGATCGGAGAGTTTCTGATTTTGAAACTCAAAATGTCATGTCAATTATTGACGGGTTCGGCCTCGACTTCCGATCATTGGCCCCCAACACCCAGGGCCGATTTTATACTGATATTCATTTTGATATTGAACCCAATGAGATCCTCGAGGATGTTCTTCGTCAGCTAGGGTTGCCCATTATTTAACGGGTCTTGTTGTTTCCAGTCTGGGCCACACCTCTCCGCACACCATATGCCGAGCAGAACTTGGTGTAATGGAACCCAGGTTTCCACGAACGATTTGACCGTCTGGGATCAACGATCGTCTTGCCCGAGGCGTCAACCATGAGAGGCCCAGATGCCCAGCCCTGCTTGTGGGACCACAGGTTCACAGGGAATTCTATAATCTTCCCAGGGACCAGGGCCGGAAACCGGCTCTTCGTGTTCCGGACGTTGTTCATTTTAATATTGGAATTGTTGGTGGCGATTTTGCCGTCAGTATTCGAGAGGGGGCTCGTGTACTTGTTGGTCGCTTGAACGATGACCTGCGGCCGGACCCTGAAAAAACGCGCGAGTTTCGCTACCGTGTCACCAGGACGCACACGGTACCGGACCTTCTGATTCTGAACGTACCAGTGAAAATCTCCAGTAGAATTCCCAAAGTCATTCGATGGCGCAACAAAGCACATGACCTTGTAATATCCAGGCTTGGGCTTGGCCGAAGGGCTCATCTGATAGACGCTACCAGGGTTGTCGCTCAGGACGCGTTTGACGATTCCATTACAGGTTGTGAATGTCATGCCGTTCGACCCGATTCCGCTACGATTACCAGGAACGCTCTTTGATATGCGCTTGGCCGAAAAGCTCCCAAAGGCGTAGTCGTAGCAGTTGTCGTGATTGACTCCAGACCGCCCCCATGGGTCCCATGAAAACGTCCGCTCGGATCCAGACAAGGGGAGCGCCTTGGCCACCCGCCGCGTCGTCGTCTTTTTTGCTACAGGGCGACGCGTGGTCGTCGTACGCCGGCGCG